GGCTCCTCGGGCGACGACGCACAGATCGGCTCCTCGGGCTACGGCGCAAAGATCGGCTCCTCGGGCTACGGCGCAAAGATCGGCTCCTCGGGCAACCTCGCAAAGATCGAAAGCGAAGGTAACGATGCTGTTGTAGCAGCCATAGGTATAAATTCAAAAATAAAGGCAAAGAAAGGTAGCTGGATTACCCTCGCTGAATATGGCGAGGATCTGAAACCAGTGTGCGTAAGGTCTGCACAGATCGATGGGAAATCGCTCAAGGAGGATGTTTTCTATCAACTGAAAGGCGGCGAGTTTGTCGAAGCAGCAGAATAACAGCAAATATCATCCACAAGTAAATCTTTACCAACATGCAAACCTTCTTTTCCGAAAGCACAGTCAAAAGTCTGTGGGGCACGCTTGCGGGCCGCCTCTGGCGTGCGTGGTACCGCCTCAAGAACAAGGTGCGCCGGACAATCGACAAGTCCCGCCGCCGGGCACATAAACTCCAAAACCGACCCCGTGTCTATCGGGTCGAAATTCGGTAAGAGTATGGCACACTTAATTACACTCGTAGTAGTTTCCGTTCCTGTTTGCCTGGTGTTCGGCTGGGCGCTGTCCGGTCCCCGGCGTATGCGGATCACCCGCTATCTGTTGAATGAAATTTTCGAACAGCGATGAATACTTCCTACCACGTCACCGACACGGCTCAAGTGCCGCCGTCCACTCGGAAAGAACCCTCGGAAGAGTATTACTTCTTCGAGAGCACCCGTTTCAACCGGCCGCAAACGACAATTCATCTGACCGATCAGGAGATTCGGACTTTCGCCAAACGCATCGCCGATTACATCACCCGAAGGACAGTTGCAGGGCCTATGGAATCTTTCGACTTTCAGATAGAATATCACGGCGTTGCGGTGCAGGGACGCTATACGGTGGAAACCGAGCGGCAGGGCGCGGTGCATTCGATGGGAATGACGGAATGGATCGACGTCCCGATACGGGAGGAAACGAGCATAGCGAGCGCCTGGTGTACGGCCACGGACGAGGAGGTTCCCCGGGTGATGGAGAAACTGAATGAATTGTTAAAATAGCTGACATGAAAACGAGAATCGAGATTTACGAAATCGCTGATCCGAATCATATCGTATCTGACGGGGAATGGTCCCGAAAACTTTCGGCTGCCGACATACGCAATCATATCAATTATATGATGCGGCCTTTCGATCCCCGGAAATATTCTTCTCGCGTAGTATATATCAATCAAAAACAGTAAATATTATGGAACAACAAGCAACGGGATTGACGCTGTTCAACCGTCAAATTACCAGCGAACGCACCCAGAATTATCTGACGAGCGTCCTGGGAGCCAAGAAAGACAGCTTCGTAAGCAACCTCACGGCACTCGTCGCCAACAACAAGGCATTGCAGGAGTGCGAGCCTATGGGCGTGATGTTCGCCGCGATCAAGGCTACGGCCCTCGACCTGCCTCTCGATCCCAACCTGGGTTTCGCCTATGTCATCCCCTACAAAAACAACCGGGAGGGGCGCACCGACGCCCAGTTCCAGATCGGGGCGAAGGGATTTATCCAGCTGGCCATCCGCAGCGGGCAGTTCAAAACACTGAATGTTTCGGAGGTCAAGGAGGGCGAGATCGTGGATGAAAACCTCATCACGGGTGAAATCACGTTCAAAAAGGCCGAGAATCGGGACGCTCTCCGCACGATCGGATATGTGGGTTATTTCAAACTGACTAATGGCTTCGAGAAGATGCTTTATATGAGCTGCGAGAAGCTCGAAGCACACGCGAGCCGGTACAGCCAAACCTATGGATCAAAGAAGGACTACATCCGGGCCGGTAGTAAATGGACTACGGATTTCGATGCGATGGCGCGTAAGACCGTGCTGAAACAGTTATTGTCAAAATTCGCCCCGATGTCCGTAGAGATGCAGGACGCTGCGAAATTCGATCAGGGCGTGCTGGGCGAAAACAACTCGGTACGTTACATCGATAATGAGGAAACGGCGGCAATTCCCGAAAGCGTGGACAAAGCGACGCTTACGAGCCGCGAAGCGATCAGTGAAGCGTTTATCGGCGGTCAGATCACCGAACAGGAGGCCGACGACCTGATGCAGAAGATCGGGATTACGAAAAACGCGGTCGAGGATGCGACGGTCGAGGCTGAAGTTAATCTGTTCGACACCAAAAGCGCGAAGCGATGACCGATTCCCGCTATTTCGAACAAGGAACTCCGGAATGGTATGAAGCGCGTCTGCATCGATTCACTTCCTCCGAAGTGCATAAGCTGATTCCCGGAGCACGGGCACGGCCCGGAGAACTGACCAAGACGGCCGTCGCTTATGTATTCGACAAGATCGCCGATCGCATCACTGCCGGGGGTTGTTTGGAATACCGGGAACTCAACACCAGAGAAATAGAATGGGGACGCGAGCACGAAGAGACGGCACGGCTGGCCTATTCGACGATTATGAGCGTCGATGTCCAGACCTGCGGATTCTTCGTCTGCGAGGATTTGCCCTCTTTCGGCGGAAGTCCTGACGGGTTGGTCGGGGAAGATGGTTTCATCGAAATAAAATGCCCCTACAATTCGTCCGTACACGCCCGGTATCTGGCTATGGCTACCCCGGACGATCTGCGACGCGAGAAGCCCGAATATTACGCCCAGATACAAGGTAACTACCTTGCGACGGGACGACGATGGTGCGACTTCGTAAGCTATGATCCCCGGTGCGCTAACCCGCTGCTGGCCGTCAAGATTCTCCGCATCCCGCGAGATGAGGAGTACATCGGTCGCATCCGGGAGGCAGTGCTGGCAGCCGTGAAATACAAACAGGAGATAACGTCCAGAATGGCGCTCCTGGCACGGCAACAGCGGGCATCCACTCCCTAAATAATCTCCAAGTATGACGACAAGAAAGACATATCCCCCATGGTCGGAAAAGGAATTGGAAACATTGAAAGAACTCTATCCCGATAACGACAACGAATATATAGGTTGCTTGTTGAATCGCACTCCGGGGAGCGTAAAGATACGCGCCGTATGGAATGGCTATCGAAAATCCTATGAGTTTATACAACGCCGAAGAATGACGACGGATAACAAACCCCGCAAAATGGTCGGATGTATTCCGAACCCCTTGCCGGTTATTGAACGGTTATTGAAACAACACGGTTACAAAAAATAAAAACAAGCATGACAATATGGTATGGCCAGAATCAGAACCATAAAACCACAATTTTGGGATGATCTGAAGATCGGCCGCTTATCGCGCGATGCCAGGCTGCTTTACATCGGACTTTGGAATTTTGCCGATGATTTGGGCGTAGTAATAGCCGACCCCGTTTGGCTGAAGTCTAAAATATTCCCTTACGACAAAATACAACTCCAGCAATTCGAAGGCTGGTTGAAGATGCTCGAAGAAACCGGATTTATTAGTCTGCTTTCCGTTAAGTCGGAAAGATTCTATTATCTGCCAACCTTTTCCCGTCATCAAGTAATCAACAGACCTAATCTGGAAGATGTAAATGTACGTAAAGAATTGTTAGACAGTGCATTAAATGAAATCACGGAACGATCAGTGAACGATCACGGAACGATCACTGAACGATCAGTGACTATAAAAGGAGAGGATAAGGAGTATATTACTACCAATACTTCTACTGACGTAGAAGATATTGGAGTATCTGTGAGAGATAATATTATTTCTTACCCGGTAGAAGACTATAACGCAGGCGCGTGCGAGGGGACCGAGAACCCCGAATCCGATCATCCTAAACGCAAATCCCGTAAGACGCTCCGCAAGGATGATGCAGGGATTGAAGAAGCTCGGATATTGACGTGGCGTGATGATTTTGAGATTTACAAAAACGAGTTACGCAAGGCCTATAAGACGCTCCTACAGGATGACGCTTGGATTTCGACGCAACAACGTTTCAACCCGAATCTCAACATTGCCCTCTCGCTCGAAAAGGCTTGCGTAAACTTCTGGGCAACGGAAGCCGGATGGCAGCATAAGCGAAAGCAGCGCACAAAGACTATCAACTGGAGGCAAACGCTCACAAGTTCGATCAACAGCCCGCAAAACAAAGTTTACAATGACAACGGAATTAGCAAAAAAACCGCCAACAACGGCGTTAGCGAAGATTTCAAACGTGGAGTTCTTGAAACGCTACTCAGTGGCGGCAATACAGAGTAGCTGCCGCCGTATGCAGTCGGCCGTGGCTTGTGCCGAATCCCAAATGCCGGTGTTATCTGTATTGCGAGCGACATACGGCGAAAAATGGACGGCTGCATATCTGGTACTTTGGATCGTCAATGTACAGGAGTTTTTCAATATTTCGGCAAAGATGAACGATGCGCAGGTAACGGAAACGGCCTACATGATTTTGGATGACTTCTGGGCGTTGAACCTTGCCGATGTAAACCTGGTATTTACCAATGCCAAACGAGGGCAATACGGACAACTGTACGGACGAATAGACGGATCGATCATATACGGTTGGTTTCAGACATATTTCGAGGATCGATGCAATGCCTGCGAGAACCGTACGATACGGCAAGCCGAGGCTATGGGCAGCGATCACCCGGTAACAGACGCCAAAGCTGCGGAGTTTATCAAATCGCTTATCAACAAAAAAGCGGAAAAGATTGCAAAATAGACGGAATTATCGAATTGAATTTAACGAACTAAAGAAAATGAAAGAATACACACAAGCGGATTTCGATGCCTTCGAGGTGATCGACGGAATCAAACAATACCCCTCGGGGGATTACAGTGATATACAAATATTCGGCGAGCGGTGCTCCTTCGGCAAGTGGTGCTCTTTCGGTAAGGGGTGCTCTTTCGGTAAGGGGTGCTCTTTCGGTGAGGATTGCTCTTTCGGTGAGGAGAGCTCTTTCGGTGAGGAGTGCTCCTTCGGCGAGTGGTGCTCCTTCGGTAGGGAGTGCTCTTTCGGTAAGGAGTGCTCTTTCGGTGAGGAGTGCTCCTTCGGCAAGTGGTGCTCTTTCGGTGAGGATTGCTTTTTCGGTGAGGAGTGCTCCTTCGAAGGGAAAGGCGAATATATCGGCGATTATCCTTTCCTGGCTTTTGTCGGGTTCGGCTCTCGGATTGGCAGCAAGGTTTACTTTTTCAACCTGCAAGACGGCATTTATGTCCGTTGCGGCTGCTGGCTGTCGGATATAGCGGGGTTCCGGGAGAGGGTGAAGGCGAAGAATGCCGATGCGATGTACCTGGATTTGTGCGATCTGGTCGAGAGGAAGTTTAACAGGAAAAACTAAAAATACTACAAAGAGTGAATATAGGATTAGTAGATGTAGATGGTCATCATTTTCCGAACTTGGCATTGATGAAACTTTCGGCTTGGCATAAGTCGCACGGGGATTCGGTTGAGTTCGCCAATCCGATGTTCGGTAGGTACGATCGAGTGTATATGTCTAAAGTTTTCACTTTCACGGCTGATTGTGCAGACTACTACCCGTGCGAGATCGTACGGGCGGGAACAGGTTATAAGGACTATACAACAACATTACCAGACGAGATTGAACATATCTGTCCTGATTATTCGCTTTACAGTGTGAATGAGGCTTTCGGATTCCTAACACGCGGTTGCCCGAACGGTTGCCCGTGGTGCATCGTTCCGCACAAGGAAGGCTCCATCCGGCCGGCATCCCCGCTCCGGGAGTTCCTCGGCGATAAGCGTCGGGCTATATTATTGGATAACAATGTACTGGCGTCGGATTTCGGGCTGGAACAAATCGAAGAAATAATTCGCACGGGCATATCTGTTGATTTTAATCAAGGGTTGGATGCTCGCCTGGCGTGTGCCGATAAATATATACTTGACTTGCTATCGCGGGTTAAGTGGATAAGATACGTCCGGTTTGCATGCGACAGAATCAGTCAGTTAGATTCTGTGACAAAGGTTGTGCAGGAGTTGTCCAAGCGCGGCATAAAACCATATAGAATTTTTGTCTATGCTTTAATTGGGGATGTACACGAAAGTTTGGTCCGCATTGAGGCTCTGAAGCGATTGGGAGTAAGTCCCTTTGCCCAACCATATCGAGATTTCGAAAACAATATCGAACCGACAAAGGAGCAAAAGCGATTAGCCCGTTGGTGTAATCACAAATCTATTTTCAATAGTATTGATTTTAAGAATTATAAAGGATGAGAGCGAACGAATATCAGACACGCGCGATGAGTACGCGGCTGCCGAGTTGCGAGAAGAAATTAAACAAATATGGCAATCCTGTCGGTAGTTATTTCCCCGATGAACGCTATTGCTTTGACAACGACGACAACCTCCCAGAGTTTGTTGAGATGCTTAAAAGTAGAGGATATTATATTGGCGAAGATGGTCATATCCGAGGGAAGAAAGGGACGTTGTCATCAAAACTTATGAGGAACGGCTACTATATGACATCTGCGCAATATAGAAATAAGACTTACTACTTCATGGAGCATCGTGTAGTATGGTGTTGGCACAATGGAGCAATCCCCAATGGTCTTGTCGTAAATCACAAAGACTACAACAGGTCTAACAATTTGATTGATAACTTGGAGCTGCTTACTCAAAAAGAGAATACGGAGTATAGCAGATGTCACTTCAATCCTTGCAGAGGAGAAAGAGGGAAAGGAGCTAAATTTACTGACAAGCAGGCATCAGCAATTAAAACATTAGGATTGAATTGCGGTTGGTCTGCAAATAAGATTGCAAACTTAATCGGCGAGCAACAATATAATGTTAGCCGAATAATTAGAGGAGAGAGATATGCTTCTGTTCCTTCTTATGACGACATTCTAAAAGCATATCCAATCATAGTTGATTACACAAGAAACAAGGATATTGGCGAACTGGAAGAAATCAAAAACTACCTACTTGGATTAAACGGAGAAGTTGGAGAGCTGACTGATATTTTCAAAAAGGTGTTATATCATGGGAAAGAATATGACCCGATTGATGTAATGCTTGAGCTTGGTGATATACTCTACTATATAACATCCATTTGTAATATTTTAGGATTGGACATTGCTGAGATAATGATGAATAACAATGCAAAACTTATGGCAAGATATAGTGACGGTTACTCAGTGAATGCGTCGCTCAACCGCATAGAGGAACAGGCGCAGCAGAACCTCGACAAACTCGCCAGCCGCCGTGAGCGCGGCGTGATCGATGGAAACGGGGATAACCGATGATCGCTTATGACCCACGCCTCTCTTTTCAGCGGAATCGGAGGGTTCGATCTGGCGGCCGAGTGGGCGGGCTGGACGAACGCCTTCAACTGCGAGATCGATCCTTTTTGCCGCAAAGTATTGAAATATCACTTCCCGAATGCAGAACAATATGAAGACATCAGAACGACCGACTTCACTGTCTGGAAAGACCGTATCGACGTGCTTACCGGTGGATTCCCGTGCCAGCCGTTCAGCCTCGCAGGAAAGCGGCGAGGTACAGAAGACGACCGCTACCTGTGGCCCGCAATGCTCGGTGTCATTCGGATTGTTCGACCGCGATGGGTCGTTGGCGAGAATGTTTACGGAATCGTTAATTGGTCGGAAGGGATGGTCTTCGAACAGGTGTGCGCTGACCTGGAGGCGGCAGGATACGAGGTGCAGCCGTACATTATACCGGCTTGCGGTGTCGGCGCTCCCCACCGTCGGGACAGATGCTGGTTTGTTGCCCACCGTACAGACGCAGGGACTGAAACGATGCGTGAACGGAAAGACGGTATTTATGCCGTTGAGCTTGTTGCCTACCCCGACGGCAATAGACGCAGGAAGCGGACGAATGAACAAAAGCCTCTCCCCGAATGCGTCGGAACGTCCGACGCTGGCAATGGCGTCGAAAATGGGATTGTTGCCTACCCCGATCGCCAACGATGCGAAGAATGTAACGCTTCCGGCCAGTCTGGGCATACGCAAGGGCGGACTACCCAAGAAGGCGATGCAAAACGACGAATACCGGCCTGGAACGGGTTCCCGACTCAACCCCCTGTATGTGGCGGAGATGATGGGTTTCCCGGCGAATTGGTTGGTATCGCCTTTCCTCTGTGGCGCCGGGAAGCCGTCAAAGCCTGCGGAAACGCCATAGTCCCGCAGGTGGCATTGCGGATTTTTGAAACGATAAATGAATACGAGAAGATATGAAAACCAAACTACTGCGCCGACTGAGGCGGGAGGGGCGTTGTCAGATACGTGTCTATTCAGTTCGTAAGGATATGGATGGGACGGTTGTTGGCATACGCTACGGGTATAATTCGGATGAATATGCGCATCTATGGCATTTTGCGATGACTTCGGATGAACTTAAATCAGAAGCAATGAAGATATATATCCTCCGCCGCGTTGCGGAGCTAAAAGGAAATAGAAAATGAATACAAATGTAATGTTTTCAAGTGCAACAGATTTGTGGGCTACTCCACAGGACTTCTTCGACAAACTCAATGCGGAGTTTCATTTTACTCTTGACCCCTGCGCGTGTCCGGATAATGCGAAGTGCGCGAAGTTTTACACAAAACACGATGATGGGTTATTGCAGAATTGGGCCGGTGAAATTGTTTTTTGTAACCCGCCTTATGGAAGGAGTATTTGTGACTGGGTAAAAAAGTGCTATGAAGAATCGCGCAAGCCAGGAACAATCGTAGTCGCCCTTATTCCGGCCCGAACGGATACATGTTATTTTCACGAGTTTATTTATCGTAAAGCGAAAGAGATTCGATTTATTCGAGGACGGTTAAAGTTTGGCGGAGCGAAGAATAGCGCACCGTTCCCAAGCATGGTTGTAGTATTCTGATTTATGAGGTTAAAAGGAAAGAGGAAATGAAAAAAGTAATGTTCAACGATCTTTACGGGTAGTTTACGAATTTGAGTTGGTGAAACAACGAGATTCGATGCAGAACATTGCAAAACTTTGAAAAACTTTCAAACATTTTGAAATATGAGAGAAATTAAATTCCGGGGCAAGCGCCTCGACAACGGAGAGTGGTTGTATGGCAGCCTTGTCATTTTGAATGGGCGCTATTTTATATTCGATGATGCAAACAGACACGAGGTCGATCCCACTACCGTCGGCGAGTTTACGGGGCTGAAAGACAAGAACGGTAAGGAGATTTACGAGGGGGATATAATGGATATGGAAGTTTTTGGCGAAGAAGATATATACTTTCATTGTCCTGTCTTAATTATATTCATCGATGGGGCGTTTCATATTGCCGAGGATGAAGAATCCGTGTGGGCACCAATATGTAACATTTGTATTTCAGAAGTCATTGGCAACATCCACGATCACAACCCCGAATTTCTGAAAGGAGGCGAGCAATGAATAGGACTATGAAACAATGGCTTTTGCCCCTTATCTGCCGCTGGTTCGGGCATAAGGATTTCGAGGAGGTATATTGCGTCAAATCGCCCCGAAATTGGTTCTGCCGCCAAAACAAACCCAACCGATACGACGTGGTGCATGATATTGTTTGCTCCCGATGCCGGCGGGTACATCGAACTATCCTCAAATCCCGAATTAGCCGCGCACAACTCCTGCATGACGGTTGGTTTATAATCGACGAATAGCCATGAAAAGCAAAAAAGCAAAGGAATTTATCGACGGATGCTTGAATCATCTTGTAATAGAGATGAGCGACCACGCCAAATGGCAGCTACGAGCAGCAATGAGCCATACAGCCGAACTCGCCGAGCAGGAGGCCGAGGAAAGGATGCGGGATAAAGCGATCGAAGCATTTTGCAAGGATTGCCCAATTTACTCAATACAAACAAGTAATGGGGGGAATTGCCCCGATTGCAGTGCATTAAACGCATTCAAACAAAGACTGAACGAGGAATGAAATTCACAACCCATTGCTTTGTCCGCGTCGAGGATGCGGAGAGATGTTCTAAACATTTTAGCTAACCAAGTAACTACCCAAAACGATAAATATATTTGTATTTTATGCTTACGCTAATTTATTGGGCTGTATGTGTAGCGGGATGCTATTTTTTAGCCAAATCACAAGGACGGGACACTACTATTGCGGCTGTGCTCGGATTATTATTCGGGGTATTTGCCGTTATCGGATACCTTATCGCTGGGGACAAATATTAATGCAATTACGATATTTCTTATGAAAAAACAATTAAGGTCAGATTACGAAAAAGCCTGCAACGCCTATTTGAAAGCTTTTTGTGAGAAGCACGGCTACGATTATGAGGATGCCGTGCGAAATTGGGTCGGTGGCGATGTCGGCGGGATCACTGAATGCGCGGATTTGTTCGTCAATATGGATGACATCATCACCGACATAGACCGGGACGCTCCGGAAGATGAGTTTGTAAAGTATTACGATTACTGTCTGCGGGTGGGGAGTATCGCCTGCGGCAAAATTAGTACGCCCAATTACAGCAGCTGGCTCTCGGGGTGTCCACGCATGAGTGAAGAACAGATCACCCGGCTGGAGGAGTTGCAGCGGGACATACGCAAGGCGGAAGAGATTCTGGAAAATGAAATCGAACGGACAGGCAACCTGTTTTGAATTACTACGGATAAACCTATCTTTGTTTCATAATAACCATCAATTTATGAGTGAAATTATCAATATTGTCCTGCGATTAGACAAAATTCCACGCGATAGAATCAGGGAAGTTGCGCGTCAGGACGGCAAGGTGGGAATGGTTGTTAATTTGTCGGTCATTGCCGTCAAAGGAGGCGTAGATCAGTATGGGAACAGCCATTTTGTCGTTGTTCGTAAAACTAAAGAAGAGTTCGACGCAAAAGCGCCCACCATCTTCTGCGGCAGTGGGCGGAGGGCCAAACTGAAATCAGAAGCCCCGTCCACCGGACACGCCAGCGCAATAAATGAAGATGATTACCCGTATTAAATATAACGAAATATGACCGAGGAATTACAAAAGTTGCTCTGTACGCTCGAAATTGTCAAAACCAACGTCAAAGGGCGCCACTGGACACTGAAAGGAGAGAAATTCCGCTCGTGGCATTTGCAGTTCGATCAAATATACGATGTTTTGAAAGAGGCAAGCGATACGGTCGGGGAATTGATTGTACAGGCTGGGGATGTCCCCTTTCATGCGCCCTCACAGTTTCTGCGGCATTCGATGTGCGAGGAGCAGTTAAGCGTTGTGGACTGGCGGAATATGGTAGCGGACACGGACCGTGAACTGGGTGAGATCATCCGATTCATCAACGACACCGTGCGGGCCGGTATTTATGATCCCTCCGTAGAGAACGATTTAACGGCTATTTCTTCGAAACTGAAACACGAGCGGATGTTTTGCTCGCAAACATTGGAATAGACTATGAAACGGCTTGTTTTTACTCTTTTTACCGTATTTGCGGCAACAGCGCTTTGCAGCGCTCAAAATCCGAATGAAACGCGCGTTGTCAAAGACGCTTCCGGACGCGTGAAGTACACCGTCCACAAAACAGGGGATCGGGAAATAATCAAGGATTCGAAGGGAAAGGTCGCAGGCACGACACGCGAAACAAAGGATCGTAAATATTACTATAATTCGAATGGCTCGTCGGCAGGTACAGAAACCAAACGGGAACCGACAAGCAGACAACGGGAAAGACATAATACAGCAAGTTCTAAATCGAACGACCGGAAGTGATTGGGTTCGGGAGTACCGCTTCCATCCCAAAAGGTTGTGGCGATTCGACTATGCGTGTCCGCAGCATAAGGTTGCAGTGGAGATCGAAGGCAATATCTTCGCTTTCGGGCGTCATAACAGACCTCTGGGAATGGTCAAAGACATGGAGAAGTATAATTCGGCTACATCATTGGGCTGGAGTGTCCTGCGGTTTACGCCTCCGACAACCAGAGAGGAGTTGTCGCGCTTCGGAACCACAGACTGTATGGATTTAATCGCAGATGTGCTGAAACAAAAAGAGGGGTATTAAACCCCTCTTTTTTTCATACCCCAATAATCGTATCGTGCATTTCTATACCGGGAGTATCGGACGTTGTAGGTGGTTTTGCAAAATGAAATAAGGCCTTGGCAATTCCATCCGAACCTATTTGGACTTTGAACAAATAATTGGAGGCGGATGTAAATATCGATGACATATAACCCTGCGGATAATTACTCTGAATCATTTCAAGAAACTCCGTCGCTCCCGGACCTACTATAGACCCAAGCACCATAGAAGCATTATTTGTTGGGGCAATAGCTGTGGGGTTGGAATATTTTATATGCCAAATATTACTGTGAGATTCCTTATATACGGTTAATTTCCCGCGAAGGAACGTATATGATGAGAAAGACGGGGCTGCATTGGATATTCGACTAACGACATCTGACCCTAATTTTATGTATGCAACTGATTTGTCTGCAATATTATCAGTTGCTACCGCTCCATCCTGAAGCTGGGAGGTACCGATGCTATTTGCTGCCATACTCCTATTCTGGATCGTACTGTCCGCAATATTATCTCCTTTTACGACCTTATTGCCCAGCATCGTATTCGTGATGAAGCCCGCCGGTATGGTGAGGCCCTCGGATGTCGGGGTGAAAGTTTTCCAGATGGCAATGTTGGCAGCGGTAAAAGCTCCCACAGTGGTGCCGGATGCGCCCGCACTGGCAGATACGGTGAGTTCGCAAATGGTATAGGCATAAAAATCCCTCCCTTCTTTCGTCGTTCGAAGCGTTGTATTTGTCTTTGTTGCGATGAGATAACCCCCAAGTGTCAGGTTGTTATCAGTGCGGAACCCGTATATGTCACCCCTGTAATAGATATATCCGGGCGTTACCTGATTACTGCCAACCGTATCGAATCCAGACAGAATGGCAATGTCTTGCACCACACTGTTAGAAGATGCGTTGTAGGAATTATGCCGGGTTGCTATGACCCCCAAATCCCGAATCAAAGATGCAAACTTTGTAAGGTCAGAAATATATACGGGATTACCCCCGGAAGGTGCAGATGTCAAATATTCAAAAACAGCCATATTATACTATTTTTAGTTTCACTTTGATGCCATACAGTAACATAGCGTTCAAATCGGCTATGAAATCATCATAATCATTGCTATCTGCCAGTTCTTTGGGAATAACAACAGTTGTGGAGTTGCCAAACAAAGACCCCTCCGTATAAAAATAAGTCGGGGTATTGGCGCCCCCGGAAGAATACATATATACAGGAACAGCCTCCTCCTCTCCGGCAGTATAAAAATAGTTCACATTCGCACTATTAACCTGGATGCTTATTTGTCCGTATTGCCCGTAATATTTATTCAGTATAGCCAAAACTTGTGCCAGTCCATATTGACAAGCTGCTATCGCGTATGATTTGCGGCGGCTTCTGTCCCAGCTTTCCAGGGTAGGTAATAACGGATATATCAGACTTAATATAAATCGATACAAGGTATTTAATTGGGGAGAACAATATCCCTTTTCTGTGCGAAGACCATTAGTCAGGGCATAATTAGGCCGTAAAAGTTGATATGCAAGCTTCGGTATGTCTATGGCTCGTAACATCACACTGCATATATATAGATGTCGTTTTTTCCCGTTGGCTCTACCGGATTAACACTTTGCACCTCCACCAATTCACGGGCAAAGTTGAAATATCCTGCTGGAATGGTTATTTGACCATTGACAGGAGTAATCGGATCTTCCTTACTTGAATCCGTAACGGATATATTATTGAAATAGGCATCACGAACACCCGGAGCGCTTTTTATTGCAGATTCTATATCGTTTACATACAGTGGATCGTCACCACGTAAATATGCTTGAAAAGACAAAAAAACGTCTTTGATCTGTTGGGTGATAACCGATAAAGAATATTCTTTGGAATAACGGATGTAGAGGGAAGTGCAGTTCAGAACTGCCGGTTCTGCACTGGTAATCTGCATCTGAAACCCCAATGGGAGAAAGCTGTTCATATAATCCGAAAAAGACTGTAACTCGCCTGCAAGCAACGGCGTAATATAACCGTCATTGTCGATCTTCGCTACCTTCATGACAATCAAGCCATTGTCCGTGGACGAGATGGCCAACTGTTTGATGATCTGCTGATCCGGATTTATTGTCGCATATCCATATCGATATGTTTGGGAATCGACGATGGTCAGGGCCGCCCCATATTGGAAGGCAAGAGCCGTATCGATATAATATTGACGTCCCATTACCTTTAAGAAACGGGCAGACGATTCGACCGTTTGTTCTGAATTGCTGATCTCCAACTTGACAATATTTAAGACCGATGCAACCGTGGAAATAATTCTGTTGACAATGGATGAAGCACTCGTGTTATTCAAAACCGGGGCTATCTTTTGCAGGTTGATGCGTATATCTTCAAAGAAACTCATTGGGAAACAACTGCTATTACTTTGTCATCTTCAGTTAAAAACAAGCTACTGTCTGCTGTGATAAAAACGATCGAAGAAAGGATATTATCTATTTCCGTAAACAGTGTTTCCAAATCCTCTTCCGGGATGGAAACGCTGTTTAGCGGGTGTTCCTCCATTACCTCCGTTGCGGCATTGTTACGAACGATGTCCGATACGGTCAGCCGCTGCCCGGCATACAGCGTAGGTGTATAGCTGTCCAAGCCGTTAAGGTCCAGATTCTCATCCAACGCATACAGGGAGCCGTTCGCATTGATACATACGTCGTAAATCGTTTCTCCGCCTTTAACCACGTAATCCATTCCTATTCTCCTGCATATTTGGCCCCTATTTCGAAATCGTACAGCCCGTCGCTATTTCGGGAATACAGGATGGAAATCTGGGATGCGCCATCTTCCCTGATCTGCGATTTGGCCCGGGTGACGATGCGCTGTACCTCCCCGTCGGTGATATTATAAGCCCTTTCTTCCATCGCTGTTCCGTATTGGGGCTGGAATATATTCACGCAGGATTTGATGAAAAGCAGTTGGGCGTTTTGCTGGCTGCATGTCGAAGCGACCGCAAAATCCCCTCCGTCGTCACCCTGTACTACGGCAACGTCATTCCTGACAAAATCCCATCGAATATCCTGCATACGCTACAAATATAGGTTTACCTTACGAAGCCGATACATAAGTCTGCCCCGCCTGCGAGATTTTAACTATCACCGTCCCGGAAGCCGGATTCCCGCCGGAAGTTCCGGAAACGGTGATTTGAATCTTGTCCCCCTCCAGCACCGCAGGCTGCCCGTCGATCCTCACTTCCTGCGCCGAACCTGTTATCACTCCTGTTCCCGCGCCGTTCCCATCCGTTACGGCTGTAGCTTTCGTAACGTTGATTGTCAGCGATCCCCGGTAACAGGCTTTACCATCCGCCTTCGTCGTCGTGCTCGGAGAAGTAGCAATCTGCGCCGTCGCCGCCGGGGTACACTCCAGCGTACACCCTTGAACAACAATATACTTTCCCATCAGGTTATCGTTAAATGGCCGTTGTTTATATTCACTTCAGAGCCAGATATAATCACACTATTCGATCCTTGTTGCAGAGTTAGCTGGCTATCTGCCACTCCGATTCGTGTCTGTAATTGACCGTTCCGAAACAAAGATAGATTAGCCGCAATCCGATCAAGATTGAATCTGGTATAGTTGTTCTCATCTTGGGCACGGAATACTGTGACAGATTCGGTATTTGCCACTATGTAATCGACGGCCGGATCGCTGTCGAAGTCGAATTGTAGGCGTAATTCTTCTACCTCCGTCATCGCCACGACAAATGACAGTTCCGGCCGGTCTTCGACAAAACCCACGATAACGACCGATCCGACTTTGGGGTATAATAGAGCGTTAGCATTACCGCCCTGTATGGGCGCGAGGCTTATGTCCGGTAAAGTAACCTCGCTGTCGATGCTAACGCTCATAGTGTTCGTTTCCGTGTCCACTTCTTTGACCGTGCCATACACAAAAGCCACAGTCTTACTTCTGCCTATCAGGTTACGCAAATCGCGCCCCAATGAAGCCATCATCCTGTTGAATTTCTCCTGTCCCATATCACTATTGTCCCGTAAATACGAGGGTTTTATCAGTTACTGTCAGCACCTGGTGAAATCCGTTTTCATCGCACCGGTAAGAGTGCCCTATCACATAATATCCCCCCGACAGATCATCGAAGAGGGTATCTTTGTATTGTACATAGTCGAAAAGCCGAACCGTCGGATATAGCATCGTCGTAATGGTACCCTTGTTGCTGTTGGTACGCAGGCCCGACAATGCGGCATCTCCTACTTGCTTGGCGATCTCCCCGTCCCGGCATTTGATATACGGCAGCGACACCACCTCTCCGTTATCCGCTCCCGTTTCGTATTCGTAGAGCTTCCCGCCGCTGATGTATTTAACCACCACGCGATACTTGTCGAAAAAGCCGTTATTGATGCTGATGTCCCGATCTATGACATTGACCGAAGTATCGAGCTGCACCGTTTCTTTGGCGTTCTCCGTAATACCTACACCGCAATACAGCCTGCCGTCGGTATCTACACGAGAGTAGAGATTATACATCCCCATAACCCGCTCCAGTGCGAAAAACGGCGATATGCCTTTCCAAGTAGAAAGAACGAAGCTGCCTTCCATAGACTTGTCATCGACGGTAAGCCGGTTCCAGTCATCCGCCAGCTTCATGCTGTCCCGGTACTCCTGAAATTTAGGGTTGGCGACCTCGATGATTTCCTGCATCATTGTCTTTACGGCGGTTTCCTGCGTCCAGCTTTTGGCGATTGTACCAAAACGCAGGACAAAAGCGCCGTCTTCGCACTGTATCTGCGTCGGAAAACCGCATACTACATTTTTCACGAAGCCGTCGAAAGCGACGATCTCCGGCATTTCGTAGCCGTTGAATCCACAGATGTAACGCAGTTTTACAACTACGTGCGCTCCCATTATAATTTGGGCATCCTGTTGGTCTATACGGATGTATGATTTGACGTTTTTACCGATCGCATCCCCCGATGACTTCTCTTTGAGAATCGTATAAAACGGCATACGGATATTGGCGGTACCGAATATGTTGTCCCGCGAATCCTCCGTAGTGAACGAAGTAAAGGGCCCTATGGAGCGCCCTTCGATGAAAACTTCATTCTTGCAGATAAAGTAATTGCCGACAATCTTGCCGCTCATAACTTATACGTTGGTTTTAGCCGTCGGTGGTTCCGCCTGCGCTCCGTCGCTGTTTTCGACATACAACAGGGCGTAATCCGTATTCACCTCCAACAGATCGAGGCTTACCTCCCACACCGTGGAACCTCGCTCCGGGGTGACGGAATAACTCTCCAATACGACATTGAAGATATTAAACTTGTCATTGAGAATCGGGTTCTCAATTTCAAATACCCGATCTTCAGCCTTGATCTGCCGGAATAATTCAGCCAACTCTGCGGCAATACCATACCCTATTTCCTTATTGATGACAACATCCGACGATAGCTTATAAGGATTCAGCAAATCGACAGAGTTCGGTTTGGATTCCAGCTTGAACGAAATATTAACGCTTGTCGGTTCGTTGGCAATCCGTTCGAAAATCGTAGGTCCATCGACAAGCTGCGAACGGCTTATCAGCTTACTCCCCTGTATGGAAATATCGAATCCGACAGGCATCAGATACTCGTCGAAAGCGATATAATAATCAGTTGTCGGTTCCGTCCGATCTAATTCTTCGGATGTAAAAATAGGCCTATTGAGTGTCGAGCGGTCGAAGCGCGATTTGGCGACCTGATTCAACAGCTCTTCCGGTGTCGGCTTTCCGGTTCTCTGACTTCCTCCATTGGTAAATACCTGCCGCCATACTCCCGTTTCGGCAAGGACGAGTTTCGCAGCAGACAGCCCGCTGTTAATGGCATCGGCAACAGGCCCCGTAATGCCGCCGATAGCTCTCCCCGGTGTGGAAACGACCTCTTTCGCTGAATTTATAACGCGGTCGATCTTACTCTCGGTACTGGTTTCGTTTGCTATCTTTGCCATATTACGTTACACTGGTTGCGTTGTTCAATGCGATCGTCAATCCCCGCACTACTACCTCCTCGATCTTGGGTTCCAACTTGCGACCCAACTCCTCGATGTTCTCTACCGAGGCGATGTTTACCGACATATTGACGATCTCCTTGTTGAAGTTGATGAAAACCGATTTAGAACCTTTGGACAGGTCGGATAGCTGCTGTGCATCGGCATCTGCGGCTCCGCCGAAAAGAGCGGCTAACTGTTGCCCTTTTATTTGGTCGTTCAATATATTTGATAATACCTTCAATCCCTCTTTAGATATAGTTGGAGAATATGCTATAGGGTCGTTTTTATCCAATGCCAATCCTTTATATTGGGGAAGAAAATCAGGAATAATATTTCCCCACCACTTTAGACCATAAGCAGATGGATTCCAGGCAAAATTACTTAAATTAGAAGTAAAATTCTTGCGGAAATCATCAGATAATAACAACTCAAGGGCTTTGGTTTTGTCGAAATCTTTACCCGCTATTTTAGCGGACAGAGCAAACATTTCTACAATGTTTTTGATTTCATCATTATAAGCCTTCGCTGCCGCTGTCTTATTAGCCCAGTGTGTGTCCTCACCTGCTGCATCACTTGTAGAAATCCCCCATTCACGAACTACTGACCCCGTTTTGGGATTAAATTTCCAAGTTTTATATATGCCTAATGTCAAAAACTCAACGGTAGCCCCGATTCCCTTTGCAATATACCCTATGGCGTTTGCAAACTTATCCAGCTCCTTAATGAACGAATCCAATTTTACCCCGACCGCATCGACGTCGATATTGCTTACCCAGCTCACGATCTTATCGCCCAGCCAGCTATACAGTTTCTCGTTGGCTTGGGCAATCTTGTCCCAGTAGGGCGAAAGGTCGTCGGCAATACGCATCCAGAAGTTTTCTTTGGCCAGCGCGATCTGTCCCCGGGCCTTCATTACCGGATGCGATTCGACAAGCTCGTTAAACTCATCCAGCACCGAGCGCAGGTTGCTTTTGTTCTTGAGCCAGTCGCGGTAATCGCCCTGAACACCCCGCTCCTCCATCATATTCATCGCCAGCTTGCCGATGAACGGAGCCTGCCCGACCAACTCCCGGATGTCCCGAATACTCGGCACGGCCTGCCCTAACAACTGCTGCAAATTGACATTCACGCGCTCGAAGCTCAAACCGCCCACGTGAGCGATCTTGCCGACAACTTCCGCCAGGTGCGACGCCTCCTCCGGGGTCAGCTTCTTCCCGTCCACGTTCAAGCCCGTAAACATATTCATCGCATTCAGCATCCCGACACGGCTGAAACCATATTCGGCCGCTAACTGCGTCGCACGGTTCAGCGTCGCCTGGTAGTTGCCGCCCAAACCTTTCTCCGCCATCCGCATCTGCATAAGATTGGAGGCCGCCTCCGCCATATTGTTCGAGTTCAACATCCGGGTGCCGACCAGAAGAGGCAACCCGGAGGACGCCAGGCGCCACGCGTGCACACCCATCCATATTTTAGCGGCCCCTATAGCTACTTGACCGAACGCACCGAGGGCCGGGATAGCTTTTCCCGCAGCTCCCGCTAAAGAAGTAAAGACTTTCCCCAGATTAACGGCATTATACCGCAAGCCGGAGAAAGAGGAAACATTGTTGAAGAAGCTATCTTGAAAGGTCTTGACCCGCTTTTGGAACACGCTCAAACCGTTCTGCCATCCCGCCTGCGAGAAGCGCCACTGTCCGAATTGGCGCAGGTGCCAGCGAGCGCCGATGTTGAGCCGCTCCTCCAGATTGCGCTGTTTCCACTTTCGCGCCGAGCGAGCAATAATATCCTCTTCCGGAAGTTTTGGCCGCCGGTAGCCTCCCCCGGCGGTTCTTACGTAGATGTCCTTTGCCGCTTTCTTGAGCGTTCCGAGCTTGGCAATCGTAGCGTCCAACTGCGAATCATCGACCCGCAGCTGGAGCTGAATGCTATATACCATATTACCTGCCATCAGTTTCTCTTAAAAGGTGCAAAAAGGATTGAATCGATGATTACCAGAGCCGCAGTATAATACTTGTCGATGTCATAGGCCGACATCTTATCTTCCAGTCCCATAATCGGTTCATGGAAGATATAGGACACGACCATCTTTTTGTAAAGAAGCGGATCGCCGTCCGTGATGTATTTCTTCAGCTCTTCGGTTATTGCTGACGCGGGGCCTCGTCTTCTGCCAGCAAGCCCCAAGTCGCTAAAAAACGGTTGAGGTCCTCCTGCACCTCTTTACTGCTGAACAGGGAAATGCAGGCCATCATATCGTTCTGAAGGTCTTTAACGACCTTTTCGTCGTCGATGGTCATCTTGACGAAACGACAGGCAAGATCGGCCGTTTCGTCGAGGTCACGGCCAGCCTGAATAAGCGACAAGCCAAACTTGGTATGTTCGACGCTCGTTCTGGAAAGACGGCAGACATTGACCGTTGCGGAGGTTTCGATCTCGACAAGACCGCCCTTGCCGTCCGCACCCCGCTTGAAATAGGTGACTTTTACGGGATAGGTAGTGATAGGATTTGTTCTGGACATAATTTAATACATTTTTAGTTGTTAATAAAGGGGCGGCACAACCGTCCGCCCCGATGATTTTTCAGACCAGCGGAACGATGTTGCGCTGCACGCCTGTACCTCGCAGGGACAAGGAGCCGGTCGTTTCGACATCATTGCGGTTCACGCTGCCGCCCTGCTCCTGCACCATCGCATTGAGAAGCGTATAGACAACGGTGCGAGGCGTCGCCAATCCTTTCATCGCATAGCTCCACGAGATGCTGAAAGGTGCAAGCTGATGCATGGCCGCGATCTGCTCCGTTACGGGCAGCGTAGCGTTAATCGCATCGATAAGGGTCTGCTGCTCGCCCTCCTGAAACGAAAGGTTGGCGGTATAAGTAGCATTCGCTTTCTTGATACCAATGGGATCTACGGAACCGATGGCGAATATCTCCTGAATATTCTGACTGAACGTATAGGACAGCTCAGTGCCGGTATCGATAGACAGGCAGGTGCCGTTCGAGAGCGTGAGGTACATCTGCACCTCACTGCTCGCTACGATTATATCCTGATGATTCATGTTCTGTACTACTCTAAAGATGTTACGAAGAAAGTGGTGATAAACGCCTCCCGCAGCGTGGCATTGGGCAGGATGCGGATCGTGATTGCAAAGGCCCGACTTTTCACGAAGTTACCGTCTTTGGCCTCCAAAGTAACCTCTATCTCGCTCGCATCTCCGCGCGACAAACGCGGCTGAATATAGTTGCTGCGGAATGTAGCCAGGATCGCCGACTTGTACCCGGCATCGATGTCACCTGAAGCTGTAACCGGAACCTGGGTATTGATGAGCTGCTGGAAATAGTACTCCGCATCGTCGCATACTCCATTTGCGACGCGCACGAACTCAATCGCCGACAGAGCGTTGGTCGATTTGTTGAGCGTCGCACCGTCATTGTAGTAAACACCGCTGTTGCCGGGACGGGTGCGGGTGAAAAGGTACTGCTTGGCCCCGATGTCGTCGATAACACTCCGAGCTACGACAGCGACATTGGACGCTGCATTCGCTGTCGTGGCATTGACGAAATAATCAACCGGGCTTACGCTTCCCAAAGTCATCTGACCGATGGACTGCGCCGGATTGATCCCGACAAGAATACCGAGAGCGCGGCCTACGTCGGCGGTGTATGTCGGATCGGGAGTTGTCAGAGCCAGTGCAACGCCATAGGCATTGTACGTATCGCCGCTGGGCAAATTGTTAATGTCCTGCCCGATACGTCCGGCATCCAGTACTGCCACCATACGATAACTTTCCGCGAACATATCCTGGATCAAGCCTTGTACATTCTGGATTGCTCCCTGACTTTTCGTCAAATCCTCCGCAAAACCGGATTTCGGGATTGCGGTATTGCTGGGATATACGAACCCGATAAGGCGCGGTCTGTTATCCCACAGCGTAGCGGTGGTTTGTCGGATTGCCTGTTTAATACCGGGCATTTGTATTGCTGAAATACCTTTTTCTGCCGAATAATCATAACCTACCAGCCACAATTTAGACCCGCTCCCTGCCTTCGAGTAAAACTCCGAAACCTGGAATTTGGCTCCAGCGTCCAAAGTGGAATAACCCGCCAGCTTCTGCGCTTCTTCCAAAGAAGCAACCAGGACGGGGGTGTATATAAGAGGAGAGGCCGAAGATACGGGAAGCACCAGCATCGCCACCCCTTCATTAGATGAAGAAGTGCCGATCGCGGTATCCTGCAATTTGACGGTTACACCTGTTCTTGCCATAATATCGAATTTTACTGTTATACTTTAGATGCCGGTTTTCGCCCCGGTTTAGCGCCTTCTTGTCCGGAATTGCGCCGACGGGCAAGTTCGGCCCTCGCCTCTTCCAGCGTCATAGAAGGAACTTCGGCTTTTTGCTTCTCAGAATCCGGGGAGGCATTGCGTGCGCTCATGGACTTGGCGAACTGCGCGTCAAACATCTTGTCGAGTTCTTCACAAGTCAAAGGCTCCTTTCCTTTCTCTATTGAGCACCACCGAACCTGCTTATGGACCCGAAGGGCGTCGGTCATACGGGATTCTGCCTGCCACTGCTGACGATACATATTCCCATCATCCGTAATGAAGACCTTTCCGAATTTCGCCGTAACGATCAGAAGGTTTTCAAAAAACTCGTCTTTATAGTTTACCATAGTGAATAATTTGTCAGATTGGTAGTAACGCTGCCCGACCACTTTCAATAGGCCGGGCAACGTGGAAACTTAACCTTTCGAAGAAGCCGTATATGTAGCCGGTACGATGTTCACGATACCTTTGCCGCCCTTACGAGCGCTGCCGGCACCGAAACGCATATCCATCGAGAACTTCCAGCCATACGAGTTCGGATCGGCAACGACATGTACGTTCGTGTTGCCCATCGCCAGAATAACCTGCGAGGGGATGAAGCTAATAGCCAATCCGTATGCAGTATCGGTCAGTACCGGCGCGGTATATTCCGGAATGGTACCGTTCGCCTGAACCTTGCCGTCGCAGTAAAGTTCTGGATCGACAACCTTCGATGTCGCCGTGTCGTAGGCCGAAGTTGTCGAACGCGACATGAAGTTGAAGGCAGAGTACTTGCCCAACATCGGACGCATCTCACCGGCTGTTTTGGTCAGCAGGCTCGTGAGGTACGGATTCGAAAGAAGCTGCTCCATGTAGGCGGCATCCATCACACAGTCGATGTCACCATCCTTGATGTCGTAGTTCCAGTTCACGAACTTCGTCTGCGCCTTGATAAGGTCGTTAGGCGAGAGTTCCAACAGATCGCCGGCCGCCGCCGAGTTCACCGGGAAAGCATCGGCTGCGGCGAAATGCTTGACGGTGCCGTCAGCGGCGACACCCGACATCGGGACACTTGCGCCCGCATCTTCCGCAATCTTCTGGAGGGCGTAGTTGTGGATGGCGTTCACCATGAAGCGCACGGCTTCGCTCTGCCCCCACGAACGATCGTCGTAAGCGAGGATATCGGTATTCGCCGCCTGCCAGAGAATAGGCTGAAGGGAGAAAACCTTGGTGACAAGCCCAATGGGGTCGTCATCATAGAGGTAGTCAGCCACATTCAGCGGAGCACGGTCGCCGTAGTAGATTTTCGGACTGATCGCCGATTCTACCCAGATGATACCCTGCTTGTCCGAACCGCTGGTGCGGGCGCAACGAGCCGCCCAGGTGTTGGCCGGAAGCAACTGTTGGTAGAAGAGCGAAAGCCACTCGACAACGGCCAGGTCAGGGGATGTCGTGACGAAATTCGAGGAGTCGGCGCCGGAGGCCAGCTTTACGGCAGTGCGTTCCGCGATCGTCGAGAGTTTTTCGTACCGGCCTTCGCCATTGCGGACATTGATATTGCCCATGAAAGCCTTGAAGCCTTCATCTGAGCTTACGATAGCCGCAAGCTCCCGGGCGGCTTCCACTTTCGATGCGTGCTCCGGACGGCAAACGTCCGTGGGCGCGACAGTAAGCAGCCGCGCCGCAGCGTTGAATTTCGTCTTGCCTTCGGTCGTGGCAAGGAATTGATGGAGTGTTTTGTTCGTTTCCATACTTGCTTTCAGGTTGATTTTGTGGGGATCGATGATTTGCGCCTTGCCCGCCTCACTCGTCGCCTCCTTATGCTGCACACCCGCCTCCGCAGCTGATGTCAGGGTCGTGGGTTTAGGCTCGGGTTCCGGCGCTTTCTGCGGTTCAGGCTGCTTCTCGGCCTCTTTTCCGGCCGCTCCGAAAAACGACTTCAACTTGGTTACGATCTTCTCGGCGATACTCTCTGTATCTTCCGCATTAAGCGTTCGAAGCTCTGCCTCGTTTTCTGCCGCAGGGACAGGCTCCGCAGCGGACAAAGTAGTCGCCTCCTTTGCGGGGTCCTCCTTCTGGATCGTCCCGTCTTTAGGGTTTCCTTGCGTCATGTTGCTTTTGTATTTATTGATAAGTGAATGATCTTTAGCCGACAAGGTTGTTATGCGTTCCGTCTGGATGGGCGCGAACTCCGCAGCGAGCATAACCTTTTCGCCCTTGAAATCCGAAACCGCATCGGAATTGGACTGGAGAGAGCATAGCGACACTTCATATACAAGGAAGTAAGTCGCATATTTAACTCCCGTGGATTCGTCTTCTATCTCCCGGCTGACCCCTCCGATGGAAACAGCCCTGTAAAATCCGTTTTCGTACAGGTATTTCGCCGTTTTACCCCGCTCCGTCCCCTCGGCAAATTTCAAAGTACCGATCCAGTCGTTGCCTTCCCGGTGAATACTTACGACATTTCCGATAGGTTGGCTATCCCAATCGTGATTCTCCAACAGCACCGGATTCTTTTCATAACGCGACCAGTCGATCCCGTCGGACAAAACGACCATATCATAATCGTTGATCGTTTCGTTACTCAATACCTGCCTTAACTCTGCCATACAAAATGTGTAATTTCCTGCCCAAATATAGGTTTACCTTTGATTGCTAAATAAACCTCCCGCAACGGAAAAAATATTTTTCCGACATACCAGCACAAGAACGGCCAAGACGATCCAAAATCCCTTCATCTGCGTCTGCTGCCACCACGTCAATTTACGTTCAACCTCGACGATATCCGTATTCACCCGATCGCGGTAAATCATACTGTCCCGATATATCACCTCTTTCTCTGTTGGTATGGGCTTTTTCTGCGGCTTATTTGCCAGCGAGTGGAACAACGCCCCGTCGGGAGTTATTAGAGCGTCAGAAACGGCGTATGACGTTTCCAAATGGCTCGTTGTATCTCGGACTGTCTGACGCTCACTTTCAATCGGAACCTTGACAAACACCGTGTCCGGGATATACTCGGTACGAACGACGGTTTCGACCCGCACACTGTCCTGCGTCGAGGTCGTCAAATGCCGACAGGGACAACAAGCGACAGCGAGCGCCGTCACGATTCCGCAGAGTATGACCTGCCGCAGCTTCATCGGGTCATCGGAATATAGATCGTCTCTCCGGCCGGTCTGGACAACAGTTGTTTCCGCTGCCTCCCATCTTGATTCTTATACCCGATATGCACCCAGCGAGGCACTCCAGCGGCATCCTCGTTTTCCGAAATCATCTGATCGAACCGCTTGCCCCGAAGCCATTCCCGGCAGAACGACTTGAACTCCCGGAGCCGTCCGTTGTTAGGCACCAGATCGACGGCCCAGCCGACGCAATGCGCCGAGGTCGCCGAACCGCCGACGGCCTTGTTCAGTCGATAACCTCTATATCCGGACGAAACGGTCAGGGCCGGAGTTCCCCAATGTTCGTTCGCACACAACACGGCCCACGCCTCCCGCAGCGGATCGATCAGGCGGTCGATCATCTCTTCAAGGTTGCGGCGATGTTCTTCCGTCGGCGCATTGTCCAAATTCATCTTTCGGGCCGTTGCCGAATAAGTGAGTTCCTGCAAGGTAAAATGTTTCATTTCGACTGCTGTTTTTTGGATTCTTCCCGCGTACGGTCGAGCGTGCGGAGCAATTCGATAATATCTTTGGGGTCTTTGGCGTGCGCCAATTCAGCCACGATGTCGCCGATCTTCGCTGCCGACGACCGAGCCGCCCGGAGATTCTCCCGCACGCTCCACGCCTCGATACACACGGCGATCACGGCTGACACGGCCGACGCATAGGGCATCGACCAAATCCCGAACAACAGTCCCAATACATCGACGCACATGAACAACGCCGTCACCTTGCCGTAGTCCCCAAATTTGGTAAAGGTGCGGCGAAGCCCGTGAGAATCGATCGGCAGCTTCAATGCCCGCGCCTTGCGAATCCCGGCCCGCATATCGATCATTACGGCGATAAACATAACAATCCAGATGATAATTTCCGTCAGTGCAGCCCGGCGGATCGTCAGTATATCCACGCCGAAAATATCGACAACCCCGTCAAACATCACAACCACGATTATCCCTCCCAAAAGGTATATTTCTCTTGCATGCGGGCTATATATTCATCCCGCTCCCCGGCCGTGGCATCGCGCCACGTCCCGGATTTCTCCCCGGGGAGTTTTACTCGTCGGGTAAGGTAAAGCCGCTCTTCGTCCGACACCTCGGCGGCCTGGGTGATGTAACCGCCCTCATCGGCGATCTGCTCCGTAAAAGTTGTTTTCTGTTCTTTCATCGCGAATTTTAGTTTATGCCGTAGCGAATGAAATATTTTTGCCCTGAGCCGCCGTATTGACCGCATACCAGTCTGCTTGCTGCGGATCGGTCAGCTTGGCATATACGTCCGCATGGACCGTGACCGTGATGGCCGATGTATTGGTCGCATTATCCACCAGATACTGGAAAGATTCGAGCGTAAGTAGCGGACTGTCTGCCAATATAATATTATATCTTGCATATTTGATTTGTATATTTTGCAAGTTCGAGCAATTAGCAAAGGCGTCGTCGAACGCCCCTTGTTCAAAAACCATAATTCCGACAACCTCTTTCAACTGCTTACAGTTAGCGAAAGCTCGATTGCATTTGCCAAATACCACCCAATACACTGCCGGACATATATGTATCTCTTGCATATTGCTATTCGTGAATGTAGCATTCGCAGATACTTTTGTCAAATTACCTATATATTGATTTGGACTTTTACGCGGAGGAAGATTTACAGGAATGGAAACAGAATACAACGCCGAATCCCAGTTCGAATTATTCAATACATTGTGTGACAGACTGTATATTTTGGTCATCACACTGTTGGAAATACCCGTCACGGAACCTACGGTCCAACTCTTGCTCGATGTATCCCACACCGCACCGGCCGCCACGAACAGATCGTGCAGAGGGCTGCCGGAAGGAGTGGACGGCACCCTTTCGGAAAGTTTAGCGTCGATCTCTGGACCGGTAAAAATACTTTTATATACTCCAGCCATATTTATTCTATTTCTGTTACGCGATCGTTCCTGTCATCCGTTTTGTCCGTAATCGTCACTCCCTTTAATTCTTCTGAAGGGTGCAAATCGTCGTATGTCGCATAATCTACGATTCGGGTTTCATACTGCAACTCTACGACCGATACGCTGGTGCCGATCTCCCGATCGAAAGCCTGGGTCGTATAGGTCCGAAAACCTCGATAAAGAGGATAAAAATTATATTTTCGGATCAGCTCGCCAAAGTCCTCTCCCTGTTTCGACTTTTCGATATAACTGCGGACCTGCATAGCCAGGTTGAGCGTCTTTCGTTGCTGTTCGTTGAACGAAGCCGCCGTCTGATCGTTGAAATTGGCGATTATGGAGAAAGAAATTGCCACTTTATCCATGATAAGACCGCCGATATGCACATCCGCCCGGGTGCTGTTGTTCACACTCACGGCAACGCACGGAAGAACCGTATTGATGATTCCCCTTCCGTCGTCCGTTACCGCTCTGACAGCGATTTTCTCCTTCGCAACTACGGGAGCTTTGCGTAAGGACTTAACAAAAGCGTCTATAATATCTCCGAGCATACTCAATGACTATCTACTGCGGACAAATATAGGTTTACCTTACAAATCGCGTCTGTGTTTGGTAAAAAAAGCATCTAACAGGCGGTCGAAACGCGCTTTCGTTGCAGAGCCGATACCCAAGAACTGCCTTTTTTTGACCGGACCGTCGTATTTCCACCGGCCCCGATGCACATCGCCCCGCTTTGCCGATCGGTAAGCAGTATGATGAGGAGGCATCCCGCCCTCGTTGTGCGCCCGGGCAAATGGAACGCCCGTCCCTACAAAAATATCGGCATCATTGCGTCCGATACGACGGGAAATCCACTTGAAACTCTTCTTCAGAAAGCCGTTGTAATCCAATTTGGGGTATCTGATGTTGCTTTCCCCGCCGAAAGCCGTACGATCCGGCCATTTACCGCCCGGAGAACCGGCGAAACGCTCTTCTTTGAAACTTTCGTGCGTCTGTTCCAGCATCTCCTGTCCAAGTTGTCGCGGAATATCCCGTACTACCGTCGCCCGAAACTGGCGAAGATTGCGAATAAGGTCATCTATATCCGGCATAATTACTCGTTTTTGTCGTCGGATTCCTTATTTTTACGTCCCTTGTTGAACATATCCGACACTTTGGAGGTCAGGGAACTCACCCAGGAGGAATTATTGACCTTCGTATCTATGTCATCGGCGCTCATGCCAATTTTGGCATATACCTCCGGCTTGAAACGCATACCCTGTTTGGCTGCGACGCTTCCGGCGCGTTCGAAGGTGTCGATGGAGATCGTCTCATTCGGAATCTCCACGAGTTCCGCCGTAAAAAAACGGTCATCCTTGAATATGCGGGCCAGCTTGGACAGCGTAGCGGGCATATTGAACATCGCCAGACAGCTTTCCGTATCGGCATCCAGAATGTCGTGATACATGTTCATATGGATTTGTGCCAGCTCTTCGGAATTGGTATTCTTCTCGGTAGCACCGAGCAGCGTGCCGCCGGTCACCAACTGCATGATCTCCGACCGGTATTCGCTGATATACTCCTTGAATACCCGGAAGGCGTCCGCATACGACTGGGTGTTGATTGGATTGACTTCGACCTGATACAGACTTTTACCCCCGTTGGCATATTCGTTGCGGAAAGGCACGACGGGAATGGTCATCGGATCGAGTTCCTGGGCCAGCGATACGGCAATGTCCTTGGCATCCTCGTTGTTGGCCATATAACCGATTACAGTCAGAGGAAACGAATATCTTTTTGCCAGAGCGCCCCAGTTGTTGTACATATCCACGATCCCGATCATGGCACGAGAAATGGGTTGCAAAAGTCCCAGCCTGAAATCCTGGTCCGTCGTAGGCTCGAAATAGAAGAGGTTATCCCATTTGTCCGCAGTGACAATACTGTAATAATCGTAAGTCATATTCCGCAGCCCCCGGTTGAAAATATCGATGTTCCGCAGCGGAAAATCTACGATCTCCCAATCTTCGGTATCGATGCAGAAAACCCTCACTCCGTAAAACTTCGACAACAACAGTTCCCGCATGAACCCCTTGAACCAACGTGTGCCGGTGTATGTTTCCGTCATCGATTTGTCGATTTTACCGTTGATTTTGAAGGCAAAATCTTTCTTTTTCAACGGAGTAAGGCGCTTTTCGATCTGGGATTGCAGAAACGGGCTGGACTGAATACACCACGAATAGAGCGTATCGAGATACACCAGATTACTGTAATTCAACGCATTATTTATGGCGTTACGCCAATATGACGGCGTGAATTCCGCATAGTAATTGTTGAACAGGTACTGGGATTTGACAGAACTATTCCCGACCACCTGCGGGACTGTAAACGGATTGATCGCCGGAGTATGAAATTTAGCCATATTATCCTCGATATTGTCTATTTATCGTAACCAGCACGCCTTTCGTGCCGTTTTCCTGCAATTTGGAGGCTCCGTTTTCCATCGAAACCTGCCCTCCCTTCAGCTCTTTCAGCGTGATGTTGGCCTGCTCGAAATTCGCTTTCAGCGGCTCGCTGATCTGGACGGAGGGAGCGCATACATTGTAAGCCGTGAATACCTTGAGAATCCAAAGCAACGTCTGATCTTTCTCCTCCTCGTCGGTAATGGACAACAGATCTTTGATGTCGTAATAGTTGCCGATCTGTGCATACACGTTCGCCAATGCCGTATTGTAGGCATTCCGTACAATATCGGGGTATAACTCCTCAAACTCCTGCAACTGAACCGGAGATACCCATTGCAGCAGCTCCGATTTTCGGAAATACATATCCGTAATATTGACCTGAACACCCGACACATAAGCCGCAAGGCCGGAAGAAGCGTCCGAAGTTCCCGCCACCATCAGAATTACGGTAGTGTAATCGTGCGTGAACTCAAAAGGAAGGGCTTGCGTCACGGCCGCCACGTTTACAGGACGGTCGGCAATCTGCTCTATCCCCGAGCCATCAGAAGCGACAAGGAAAATGGAAACTTTGAAATCCCCGCCGTGTTGCGGGAATATGACCCGGCTCCCCTCCTCCAGTACCGCCGTTTCTATACGGCACGACAAACAGGCGGCATCCGGGGCTGAACTTACAGCACCCTCCTCCGAAACGGAGTATCTTTCATTTTGCCAGGCCGACGGGTCCGGCTTGAATATGACAGCCATATATTTTTAACTTAACATGCGTTTTTGGCAACCTCCGCGTCGTATCAGGTAAGTATGCCCGTAAGTCCCTTTCGTAACGACCATATCGCGCGACAACAGGGAAACCCCCTTGGCACAAGCATCCGGGATGTCGTCTTTCTTGAGTTTGTTGTTGTTCCGGGCGAAACGCAGGAACTGATCTATGGTAATTTCGCATACGCCGCTCTCCTTGACCAAAGGAGAGAAAATAAATTTGCCATTGCGGAACAGAGGTTCCAGCGTCGCCTCGATAAAAGTGAACTTATCCCCGGTATTGCGCGTGTCCCAATTCAAAGGACATACCCACCCCCGTTCTTGCTGGAACATCTCGAAAGTCGTCTCGAAATCCAGCGGCAGCTGTTTTTTCTCCATCAGTATGCGGGGTGCAATCGGCGCTTCTCGGTAAAGCTCATAGATGTTTTCCAGCATCTGGCGGGTAGTACCTTGCACCGCCCGCACGTCGATAAGCCAGATTTTTCCCCGCGCCTGCCCCAACAACACCGAAGCTTTGTAGTCATTGACCTCCCGATCTTTGGCCGACGGGTCCGTATAAATGATACAATCCACAAATTCCGACGCAGGAGGCAATTCGCCCCAGTTTATCTTCTTGAACACCTCGCCTTCACCCTCGTCTGCATACTCACCCTCCATGAAGCGCCTTTGCTGCATCAGACTCATAGTCGATAACGTACCCAGATAATCTTCGGAAATATGTTCCAGATTATCATCGACGCTGAAGTGCATTACAAGCGACTTTTTTACTAAATCCGCATCCAGCGGCTCACCATCGGCCCCCTTGTGCAGGAAAAATTGCTGGTAGGTCCAATGCAACTTCGTCGTGGGATTGAGGGCAAGCAACATGATATTGGAAACCGGGCTTCCCTCCTTTGTCCTTATCTTCTGCGCCATACGGGTTTTGAGAATGTCAATGGGCTTATGATCCACCTCCGAAACCTCGTCCACGAAAATATGTCCCCACTCCGTCGAAAGAATCTTGTCGAACCCCGAATCATCGTCCCGCGAAGAGCGGATAGATGCAAACTGAATATAAGCGTCATTGTAAAACCGAAGCAGGTTATCTTTCCCGTTGTATTTGGCGAACGGCTTTCCTTGTACGGTGATCTTCTGGTAGGAGGAATACCCGTTATATCCGGCGATCGCATTCAATACCGCAGGCAGTGTTTGCAGGATCATACCCGACTGAAGCGACGTAAACGTATTGCGAACAATCAGATTATTGGCCCGGTAGGCTATGCACTGAACAATCATCCAATACAAAATCAGGAACGTCTTGCCCGAACGGGAGGCCCCATAAAACAAAACACTCGTATAATGCCCCGAATTAAGGGCATTGTACATCGCAACCTGTTTGGGGTTTAAGGGTATGTCAAGATTTAATCTTCGCACCTGAATCGTCCGCAGAACGCACTAAATGAATTTCTATGCCTTCAATGTCATTCTCGTCCCGGATTTCCCCGATCCTCTCATTCGTTTCACTCGCCAGCTTCAACATCGAAACCAGCGTCTTCATCGCCGTAAGTTTGGAGTTCAACACATCGACCGCTGATTTCGTCTTCGCATCACGCAACTGCCGACGTACCATCTCAACATCCTCCAAAAGCCCCAGCGATTCGAAAGACGCCTTGGCCCGGTCCGACATCTCCGGCACAACGACTTCCGAAAAATCATTTTCGACCTTGCGCTGCCGAGAGGGGTAATCCGCGATCAAATCCGCAACCGTCCCTATTTTCGAATCCGAAGCCATCATTCGATATCCGTAAAATCAATGACTCGATCAACTCCATCGGAAAGATAAGCCTCCAAAAAAGCGTAGCTATCTGTCGCCGTAGCGCCCCGACTGAAATCAGCCTTGAACAACTTGCCATCCCGCGTTTCAATGTCGATATGACCTGATCCATCTTCCGACGAAACATGCAGGTATATACCCCGTATCTCATCCGCCGAAAACTGCAAACAGGCATCTTCTGTCCGTAGTAAAAACATAAATTCCGATTTTTATCCGAAGCAAATATAGGTTTACCTCTCAATACCCCGATTTTTTACCCCCGCGCGCAAATCAAAATCCCGTTTCCTGAAAACATTTTCCAAAAATTGCCAAAAAATGCCGGTCCGAAAATATAGCGAACATTAGATGCGCCCGAGGGGGCGCCGGCTGTTTACCCCGGAATCCGGCAGAGGTACACGGACACACGAAGAACACCACACAACGACAAACGCCAGCAAAGGCCTGTTTTCTTTGATTTGGCGGCACTTCCTCTACACTGTGGTATAGTTTATCGCTCCGGTGTGCTTTGTACAAAATACGGGCTATTTGTGTGGGTTTCTCGAACAGAGAAACCAGCACCAGGAATATATGTATTTCTCGACAGAATACCAACCAAACACCAACAACTACACAATAAACAGTAATACAGAAGATTATATCACCAGCAAACACCCCAGACGCACCCCAAACACAACGAAGTAACAAAACAAGCAAAACAAGCAGCCGCAAAAGGGTGAAAGAGTAACAAATAGCCGATGTCCCTACATGAATTAAAATGTAATTTGTTGGGAGTATAAAAAAACTACTACACTTTAATACATTATAGGGAAGTAATAGAAAGCAATTATAGGGGATCTAAATCATATCATTATATTGAAGAAGTAATAGGTACCAGGAAGAAGTAATAGAAAGAAGTAATAGAAATATAAATTTTATTGTAGATTATTATAATTTACGGGTAGTATAATATAAGCATTTAATGGGTTTATTTGGTAGTATTAGTTGTAGTAGTGCGGGGATATTATAAAATAAATTTAGGGAAAAATAAGTATTAAAAATACGCTGCAAATTTAATATAAAGCTATCATCTATCTTTAAGCATTTAAGTATCTTACAATCTTTGTATTTTATTTTGTTATTGTGTAATTATTTTGTATATTTGTAATACCAATTATGTTCTTTGAAATTATAACAAAAGCCCCAGCGGGTAAGGCTGGGGCGTGCGGTGTGGATCGGCCTATTTTAATTGATCCGCTTAATAAAAGCCCGGACAAATGAGTTTTCGAATTGTTTCGGGTTCCGGGTTGGCAGTTCTGGAGGAGCTGCCGACCCTCCGGGCTTTATTTTGAAAAAACGGAGTGACTTGTAACACTTGCAAGCCTTACAAATCACCCCAATAAATAACAACGTTTAACCAACTTAGAAACGGTTAGCCATCCGACGTTACAGGGGCAGAGATATGAAAAACAACTCGAATTGCCAGAACGAAAACACAAACGTCCGCCAATTTAATTACGAATGCGGTTCCGCGATCGGTTATTTTACCAAATCGGATTATATCAAACCCGGAATTTATAAGAATCCCGAAGGCTATACGCCTAATGCCTGGACGGGTAGTAATTGCCCGAAAGATCGTTTTTTACCCGTAAAAGAAGTAGCCGGATATATCCGCGAATACATAAAAAAAGACCCGGAATTGCGCGCGTGCAAATGGAGCGTAACGACTGAAAGCTATTCGGGCGGTCAATCCTTGACCGTAGCACTTATGGCAGCGCCGTTCGATGTGTTTTCGGAGGAATGGAAAGAAAAACACCCTTACGATGTGGAACACGGATACACGCAGCACGGAGATTATGAAAAGGCCGTAACGCCTGAGGTATTCCGCGTAATATCGAAAGTAAAAGCATTTGCCCAATCGTTTAACTATGACGATAGCAACGGAATGATCGATTATTTCGACCGGGGTTTTTACGATAGGTATTATATAGGCAAATGGGATAAACCATTTGTTAGAATTGAGCCGAAACCGGCAAAGCCAGCAGCGAAGACAAACACGAAGACCGAGGCCGACCCGGTCACCGTGGAGGGCCTTCAGTTAGTGGACTATTCCGAAAAAGCTATTGCGGTAATCGGCAACACTAAGCCAATATCCGAGCAACTGAAGAAAATCGGCGGCCGTTTCAATTCGCGCCTGTCTTGTGGGGCTGGCTGGATATTCAGCAAGCGCAAGGAATCGGAGTTGCGCACACTGTTAGCATTGTAATAACTTCCCGGCGGCGCTCTTTAAGGGGCTGCGATCGAATCGACCGCCGGGATCAAACAACCAAAAACAAAAGCCCTCCGATACAGAGGGCGGCCAGGGATCCGAAGCGGGCACGCAAAAGGGGTCGCTCCTGAAAAGCACGCAAAAGGGGTCGCTCCTGAAAAGCACGCAAAAAACATTGCAACGAAACAAACAGTATATTGAAAGATGAAGCA